AGAACAAGCAGGGCCCTTTTCTTTTAGGACCTCTCACGGGGGGAACCGCCGGTACAGGTTCGATGCTAGGCGGAATGTCAAAAGTGACATTCCGATTTCGCACAAAATCGTACTCCTGCGGCTCAGCAAACAGCCAGTGCGGAACGTACCAATCATTCGCCATGCCAGCACAATCGAGGACAGCTTCCGAAAGACCGAAAGATGCGTCACCGATTATGCCGCCATTGTACTCAACTTGGAAGACTGGTTCTTCAAAATCGGGATCAATGCAAAAGAATAGTTCCTCAATGGTTTGAGCGGCATATAGCCGCTCCTCCCAGTGAACAACATCACATGCATCGAGCCCCATTGCAGAGCAACAGTCTCCATAGTTGTATTCATCGAACACCCAAGCATCGGGTGTTCGGTGGAGCGAATAATGATACGACGTATCGTCCCAGGTGACTTTGACTCTTTTGGGTTCAACACCGACAATCCTGATCACAGATTTCCACCACGCACTTATAAATGGGGTTTCGGGGTCTGTAACCATGAAGGCCAGGGCTTTCCTCCTGAGAATCTCGTCCACAGGGACAATAGCCGGAGCGGTTGTAAGCGACAAGCGATGTAATTGACGTGTAACATCAATCACATTAGCATTAGTCACCCACGGATCCAAGTAAAGCCGCCCCAGAAATGGGACGGCTTCACCTGGGAGTTTCTCCTCCCATTTGATATTCGAGCCAGTTTGACTCGCGACCCAGAGCATTGCGTCATAGGTTAGCGCGTCAACATCGCAGGAATCATCACCACCATAGAGCCCTAGTAGGGCCCAAGCTGTCGGACCATCAAAACCCATGTGGCGGTACGCGCAATACTTCTCCAACGCATTCAACATAGTATTACCTGTTGATGTGAGGCTGGAGCCTGATTTGCGCGTGCTACCAGTCAGGTAAGACGCTCCTTCACTAGTTGTGGCTTTTGGCCCCAACTTGCCGTCATATTCATCATACAATAGGTCGTGTAACATAACCCGATAGGGCTGTGAACACCACCTATTAAATATTCTGAACTGAGCGGCTTGGTGGAAGGATCCCAAGCGACCATCCCAGCGGCCATAGTCCTCAACTTTTATACTATCGCTTCGATCGGCTAAAGTGCGTAATCGTTCGGCGATTTCCAAAGGAGTGAGTCCAAAGGCATACCAGGGGGCATTTTTCTTCAAGTCCTGTGTGAAGGGATACACGAATGAAGCCAGCTCTACACGGTGACGGGTGCCCAAAGGGGAAATCATCCTGGGGTCTTTGATGTCCGACACAGTCTCACGTTTCAGAAAAGACTTTATTTGCG